TCTTTATCTGTTAAAAATCGGAAATCATATTTGTTGTTTTCGTCCTGTGCATCCTCAATAAGGTTCAAGTAAAGATATCGGACGGGATATGCGTTCTCGCTCTTCTTTTGCTTATATTTTAAGCGATATGCATAGGAGCCCTTAAGTCCAATATAAATTGAGGTCAGACGCTGCTGCCCATCAAGGACCGCAGTTACACCATCAGAACCTTTGAGATCCACTTTCCTATTATGGGTATTATTCTTCTCGTGGTAATTCCTTAAGAATTCATAGAAGTCATAATCAATCAATCTCGATTTTTCAATCTCCCAGAACAAAAAGGCTCCGATGGGATAATCCTGCATAAGGCTATCGAACAGCGTTTCTATCTGTTCGGTATCCCACACATACTCTCTCTGGATGGAAGGCAGTACATATTTGTTATTCGAGATATCCTGCATCACTTCCGCAATCGTCAACGGTGTTTCATAAGCCATAATTAAAAATCCTGCCTTTCATCAGTTTTCTTCTCTTTTTACATATGTCAGCTGAATATCGTAGCCGAGAACTTCGAGCATCTGCACAAAGGTTTTATTCACGATGGAATCGCCTTTCTTGATGAGCCGATTCACATACTGACCCGTTGTGCCGACTTCTTCTCCGAGTTTCGCCTGTGTCATATCAGCTTCGATGCATTTCACTTTGACATCGACTTCAAAATTGTTCTTGACCATATTTCAATCCCTCTGTTGTTTCTAATGTCATTTTTGTTGGTATATTGCACTCACAGTGTTATTTATTGTATCACAGAATTATGAAATTTTCTACCCCTTAACGAAAAAAGACACCCGACCGCAGCCGGGTGCCATTCCTGCCCTTGTATCTATTATGCCTGTATATCCGTACCGTCCCGGAAGGTGACCGTGATCTCCTTGTCCCTGCCGACCGTGACGAATTCCACCATGCTGCCCCAAAGGCTTCCATCAAACTCGCTGATTGTGCCATCCTGGGCTTTCAGAACCTTGATGAAGTCTGCCAGCCGTTCGCACTGCGCTTCCTTTGCAGAGATGGCGGCCACCACCTCATCGTACCGCGCCTTCGCCGTATCGTACCGCTGCACAAGCCCATCATAGCGTTTCTGGTACTCGTCCTGGTCCTGTGCAACGCGGGCATTCTCCGCCACGATGTTCTGTGTCATTTCCACAAGCACCGCCATCTCTTCCTCCAGCTTGCCCTTTTCTTCCTGCAGGGCATCGGTGACGCAGAGCGTTTTGCGGATGATCTCCGCATTGGCGATGATTTCCTTCTTCTCGGTCACGAGCTGGTTGTACGCCGATACGAATGCCGCCTTGACCTCATCCTCCGTAACGTGGGGAGTCTGGCACTTCTCGCCGTTGTACTTGCGGTTGCAGCGGTAGATGACCTTGCGGTAGCGGTCTGTGGAATGCCAGACCTTCGAGCCGTACCAACCGCCGCAGTCGGCGCACTTTATCCTGTTGGAGAAGATGCTCACTCCACTGTAGCGTGAACCTCCCTTTGTGCGCTTGGCAAGCTCTGCCTGCACCATGTCGAATACCGCAGGGCTGATGATTGCCTCGTGGTTGCCCTCCACATAGTATTGCGGGACCTCGCCCTCGTTCTTCTTCATCTTTTTCTGCAGGAAGTCCACTGTGAATTCCTTCTGCAAAAGAGCATCGCCCTTGTACTTCTCGTTTGAAAGCATCCGGCGCACCGTCTGTTGGTTCCACACATCCTTGCCGGCAGGCGTCTTGATGCCACGGCTCGTCAGTTCCGCTGCGATGGAGTGCGGCGTCATGCCCTCAAGGAACAGATGGAAAATCAGCCGCACGGTTTCCGCCTGTTCGGGATTGACCACGATCTTGCCCGTTTCTTTATCCTTGTCCAAGCCGAGGAAGCGACTGTAGGCAAAGCTTACCTTGCCGTCCGCCATGCGCTTGCGCTGTCCCCAGGTGACATTCTCGGAAATGGAGCGGCTTTCTTCCTGGGCAAGGCTCGACATAATGGTGATAAGCAGCTCGCCCTTGGAATCCAACGTCCATATGTTTTCTTTTTCAAAATAAATCTCAATGCCCTCATCCTTCAGCTTTCGCACCGTGGTTAGGCTGTCCACCGTGTTCCTTGCGAAACGGCTCACGCTCTTGGTGACGATGAGGTCGATTTTTCCGGCAAGCGCATCGGCGATCATTGTTTTAAAGCCCTCGCGCTTTTTTGTATTCGTTGCGGAGATTCCTTCGTCCGTGTATATTGCCACGAACTCCCAATCGTCCCTGCTCTTAATGTAATTGGTGTAGTAATCGACCTGCGCCTCGTAGCTCGTAGTCTGGTCTTCGTGGTCGGTCGAAACGCGGGCGTACCCTGCGACACGGCGTTTCTTCGTACTGTTTATCGGCGTGGCCGTGTATCTGCTGATGGTAGCCGGGATCGCCGTTACTTTTCTTTGCACCATGCTTTCCCACGCTCCTTCCGTAGCTGTTTCATATATTCACTCATCTGCCGCCGTCTTTCAGGCGTATAAGCGCCCTTGATGGATTCCTTGAACTTGGCTCTCTGCTCGTCCGTCCAAGGTCTGCCGACTCGTTTCGGCTGCTCCCATGTGCGGCTGACCGTCCTGCCGTCCTTGAAATGGAAAACCATCTCCGTAGCGGAAAGCACATCGATGTGGTCAATTTGCTTTTCAAACTCGCCATCGTCAAATTCATCGATGCCGAGCGTTTCCGCTATGAAAGGCTTCAGCACATCTTCCCGCAAGCCAACTGTTCCGCATCTGTCCCTTTCGGCGCACCGCCAGTAGTAGGCTTTGCCGTTCTCTGCCGTGGAGGACGGCTGCGTGGCTCTGCGGAAATTACACCCACATCCCACGCACTTGATTTTGCCCGTCATGACGGAGGAGCCTTTGCAGTTCGGTTTCTTCCTTCGCTTCTCGGAGGTTTTCGCTCTGTACTCAGCAGTCCAACAATCCTTGTGTCCTGTGTTCGGGCAGTCCTTTGTGATGACCTCTCCGTTCTTCAGATGGAACTCAAGCATCTCCCGCTCCGGCACATTGATGTAGTCTATCTTGTCAAAGAACACATCCTCATCAAACTCATCCAAGCCGAGGACGGCGGTGCAGGCTTTCTTGAGATTCTCATGGTTGATGCTACCACCCACGGGACATCTGCCACCTTTTTTCTTCCTCGAACCGCAGACCCAAAACTCCATGAAACCGCGGTCGGTGCGCTTGCTGTGCATATAGCTTTGACCGCAATGCGGGCATTTCATCATCCCCGAAAAGCAGGTGAGGTTCAGGCTCTTGTTTGCCCTCGGTCCCAGTTCCTTACGCCGTGCAATCTCTGACTGCACATAGTCGAAGGTCGCTTTGTCGATGATGGCGGGATGCGTGTCCTCTACATAGTATTGCGGAAGCTGTCCCTTGTTCTTTTTCCGCTGTTTTGAAATGGGATCGGATATGAACTCTTTCTGCAGGAGAAGGTTTCCCGTGTAGGTCACATTTGTGAGAACCACTTTGACGTTGGAATCCACCCAGCGGCACCCCTCTCTTGTAGTGATGCCCTCGGCGGCAAACTCCCGCTCCGTTTCCAGTCTCGACTTGCCGTCCAAGAAGTTCTGGAAAATCCGCCTCACGACCTCCGCTTCCTCCGGCACGATGACCAGTTCATCGTCTTCCCAGCGATAGCCGTACACCCGGAAGTGTCCGTTCGGTATTCCTTTCTCGAACCGCTTTCTGATGCCCCATTTGCTGTTCTCCGAAAGGCTGCGGCTCTCTTCTTGTGCGAAGGATGCGAGGATGGTCAGCATCAGCTCTCCGTCACCGCTCATGGAATTGATGTGTTCTTTCTCGAACCGCACCTCCACGCCGATGTCCTTCAAGTGACGCACCGTTTCCAGCAAGTCCACCGTGTTCCTGGCGAACCGCTGGATTGATTTCGTAAGGATGATGTCGATCTCGCCGTTGTCGGCGGCTTCGATCATACGCTTAAATTCATCGCGCTTGGCAATCCCTGTGCCGCTTATTCCATCGTCCGCGAACACGCCTGCATACTGCCAGTCAGGATTCTTTTGTATCAGGGAACTGTAGTAGCTGATCTGTGCGGAGAGGGAATGGTTCATGCGTTCAGATTCCATCGAGATGCGGGCATAGGCAGCGACTTTTTTCTTCGTTTTTACGGTCGGCACTGCCTGTTCGACCCTTGTGATTTTTGCCATGAAATCACTCCTTTCCGACACTATACATCACTCTTTACGCCCCGGAAGTCAACGATATATCCGAGAATAATGTGCCGAAAACAGGCTTATATTTCTCAAGGAAAATTGTATCAATCTGACGATACTCCTCCTCGGAAATAATGCCCTCTTCGAGCATCTTTCTGGCAAGGTGCATGGTGGTCTGATAGAGCTTTTCGTTGCGGAATTCTTCTTTACTCATCGCCGTCACCACCTTTGAAACGGTCGGCGATGTAGCATTCATGGCTGCAATACTTCCTGCGCCTGTCCCCGTAAATGTGGAACTCCTTACCGCAGTGCGGGCATCTGAAATCGTAGACCGCCTTACGCTTCACTTGGTCGAGATGGCTGTTCCACCACTCGTTACGGCACTTGTCGCAGCAGAAGCGTTTTTTCTTCTGCTTGGCGATCTGCTGAATCTCCCTACCGCAGTTCTCGCAGGCGGTTGTCTCGCCGGTGAGTGTAACGGAAGTCTCGGCTGTCGTGTCCCCGTTGATATCATTCCTGCGGCAGAAAGACTTTACTGTGTTCACCGAAATGCCAATCGTCTGGGCAATCTTGCCATAGCCGTTCCCAGCCGCACGGAGTTTGATGATTTGCGCTTTCTGATTATCGGTCATATTCTCTCGGCTCCTTCCGAGGGATAGGTCTCGTGGTACCTCCCTCACTCACTACCGAGAAATTCAACCCCCACCGTTACGGCATAAAAAAAGCGGCCTGCAGGCTCTCCAAAGAGAAACCCACAGGCCATACCTGTTCTGAAAAGCCTTTATTTTCAACGGACGGAACACGAGGAACACGAAAAATCCTATTACAACATATATTTCGTGAACAAAAATAGGGTATATAAAAAATGTGTAATATATACGGAGAAATAGGAATTTGTTGTTCCTATGTGTTCTCGTGTTCCGATTACACTCTTGTGGTGTAATCGAGCGAAATCCATCCCACACCGCTTTTCAGCCGTCCCCAGCCTGCGGTCGAGCCTTTGCCGGACTTTACCTCTACGATGGTGTAAATGCCGACAGGGACATACTGCGTTCTTGCGTAGTCCGTGCCGGGACCTTTTCGGATGTTCAGATCGGAAATGCTGACCTTCACGAGAAACGGCACGGCAGATGTTGTTTTCGGTGTGTAGATGTTTACACCATTTACATCGAACACACTATATCCCGGATTCTTGTCGGCGCACTCCTTGGCATTCGACAGCACCTTGAACGCTCCGATCTGGCTCTTGGAATCAGCCCAAGACTTGCGGACGCGGTACCACTGAACCGCAGTATCCGATGCCTTTGCATCATACTGCGTAAGGTTCCACCGTTTGATGATCGAGCAGAGTTTCTCCACATAGGTAAGGCTCGTGGCATAGCCGCCGTCCTTGATGATCTGCGCCGCCTTCTTGTAGTCCTTGCAGCCCTTTAAGCCCTCGTAACGGAGCTTGCTGCCGTTCTTCGCTCCGAGCAGATACGCGCTGTGGTCGGCAATGGAATCCTCCACGCACTTGTATTTGCGAAAATCCGCCGTGATGGTGACATAGCTGCCGTCTGCATTCTGCTCCTTGGTCTGCTTGGTATATACGGACTTTCCGTCCCAGGAAGAGCCGCTCCATGTGTTCCCGGAGAGGTACTTCTTCATACCGAAGACATTGTTTGCCTTCAGAGCAAGTTCACTCTTGCCGTAGCCGGATTCGAGGATGAACTGCGCCATAGAAACGGATGCCGGGATGCCGGATTTCTTCTGGTCAGCCGTAAACAATGCCCCGACACTCTTTACAACATCTGCCTCGGATTTCCCGGCAAAGGCAGAAGCCTGTGTTCCCTGTGAAGATGTGGCACCCTCTTTACCATCGGTACCACTACCGCCAAGCTGTGCCGTAACTTTTTCCGCCAGATCACCCATCCGGGCATACATCCAGTTTCCCGGACAGGACTTGTTGGCAAACCAGCGGTGGACGGTCAGCACCATCTCATCCGATTTCGGCTCATAAGAGAGCGTCTTGTCCTTGTCCCCCAGCCACAGGAGCTTTTTCTTGCCGTTTCGCTTGCAGATATCCGCGCAGAGTACGATCAGCCTTTGGTAGACCACATCCTTAAAGGCATACGGCTCGGTCGTATCGGACGCGCACTCAATGGTAACCGCCCTCTGGTCGTTTGCATTGGAAGAGGAACACCAGGAGCGGTTCTTTTCCTCCACATACATTCCGATTCGACCGTCCTCACCGATACCGTAGTTGCAGCTTGCCTGTTTGGAAACCGGCAGGAAGATATTCCCCAGTGTTTCCACAGAGCATTGTCCTACCACACAGTGGGGCGTGATGCGGTCGATGGAATGCGTCCTCTTCCCGGAGTGGTTCGGGCTGAGTTTTGTGTAAGATACCAGTGAACTGTTCGTATAAGCCATAGTTATTTCCCCTCGCTTTCTGTATTTTCCGCCCGGTCATGGAGCTGCGCCAGGATGTCCTTCATCTTC